AAACAAACAAACAAACCATTAAAGCCCGTTTTAACGCGATTAAAACGGGCTTTTTTGTGGACGCATATAAAAGGATGGGTTGGCGATTGAGACGCGTTTAAAAGGCGTTATATCGAGACACAAAAAAACCATCGCGTTTAAAACGATGGTTTTGGTTGTTTGGTTCGCGTTTTTGGTTACAAGCGTTTGAGCATTTGAAGTATGCCGTTTTTGTTAGGTGCAAACTCTAAAGTGTAAATTTCCGAGAAAGTAGAAACACTAAAATATTCATGGCAGTTCATGGGTACATCGAAAACCTTGTTATCTTCGTTATTCGCCCTTAAAACGGCATTGTGAGCATCTGCGTTTTCTGAGTCTTTTTTAGCTTGTCTTAGGTGCTTTTTAGCAACGGCTAAAGCTGTAAACCAATATTTAAGCTCAAAGCCCTCATCGTTCGTTTCTTTGTAATAATAGAATTTCATATTGTTGGTTGGTTAGATCTATTTAGTTAAGATTGTTTAATGTGTTGTATAATGGCATCTAATTCGCTTAAAGCTTGCCTAGTTAAATCACAAGCTTGTAAAGCTCTATCGGTAATTTGCCATTCGTTGTCCTTGTGTATTAAATCTTTAATGCGTTGGCGTACATCGGACAAATCGTTTGCCATGTTCTGAACTTTACATATATCTTGTAGCTTTCCGCATTCTTTCCTGTCTTTGTCTTTGTTAGCACTGAAAGAACCGACAACTTTATTCTTATTGTCGATTACCTCCCATTCACAAAGGCTTTTTCTATTTGTTCTTAAGGATGGTTGTATTTTCATAATATTGTTGTTTGGTTGTTTGGTTCGCGTTTTAAATATACTTATTAATATCGTTTTGGCTTTGATCATCGCATTGCCTTAATTGGCGTTTAAAGCTTGTTTGACCTGTTTTTACAGCCTTTACGATCTCTAATATATTGAGTTCGTCATTGTCATTTCCGATGTCCTCCATTTCATATCGGTATTCTATGGAAGCCTTCACGATTAAGGCTTCGAGCCAATCGCAACTATCCGCTCCTTGCGTGTTTTCAGCTTGTGAAGCGAGTGTTTGTAAGGATAAGTTATTTTGTATCATAATGGTTGGTTGGTTGTTGGTTCGCGTTTTAAGCTTGGCAAGTTTTTACTATGCGTTTTAAATCGTTAATGATTAAAGAATTATCTGTGTCATAATCGTCAATTACTTCGTTTATCGCGTTTATAAGTTTATAATGTAACTCGTTATGTTTTTTATGGATCAACAAGCCTTCTTTAGTTAAACGATAGTTTGACCATTGTTCCTTATCAAGTTGTTTGCTTTTTTGCAGGTTGTAATCATTACATACATCATATAATACTTTACCTTGTTCTATCGCTTTTTCGATTTTATCTCTCATAATTTATTATTGTTTGGTTAGAATTAATAATGATTGCGATCATGCAAAAATCTTAAAAACTGTCAAATCCATAATGCTCAACACCGCATCAATACTAGCCAAGAATCTTTTCAAGCGGAAAGAGTTAAAGCGATTTAAAGCAAATATTGAGACCGATTGAATTGACGATTGAGACGCGATTAAAGCTCGAAAAAGAAAAAACAATAGTAAACACAAATACAGCCTTATTGAGACGCTATTGAGACATCCCTGTATGCCGTTTTACCTAGTCAACGCTATCGATTTTCAACGCGATTCAAAGCCAATCAGATAATATATCACTTGCGTTGTCAGTATTTAAAAGACTTTGCTTATTGAGCCGTGACCATGCCGTGACCATACAAGAAAAAACTTGACCCCTTTGGGGGGAACACGGACGCTTGCGTACTAGATAAGACCATTCACACTTTTTTACCAAAACTTTTTAGGCGCGTTCTTATCGCGTTCTTATCGTCGTTTATAACGTCGCCTTAAAACGCATTTACAAAGTCATCGTCATCGTCGTCTTCATCGCCTTCCCAGAAGTCGTCATCCATCTCGAACTCGACATCCATCGAGCTTGATTCGAGTAAGTATTCCATCTTTATCATTTCCAACACGCCTACGATGGTCGCATGATTAAGGTCAAATTCGTCACGAAAGCGTCTTACCACGTTTCCTACCTCGTAACAAAACGCATCTGTTTGTTCGTTGATATCCATAGGTTTAGGTAATAGTCGTAAATTTAAGGGTTGACGTTTTGAAAAACGCGATATAATCCTATTTATAGGACGTCTATAGCGTGTCTTGGTATATACGCGTATATAACGCGATTCAGATCGAAACGAACGTATTTATATCGCAAGTTAGTACTGATGATTAAAAGTAAAAACAACAAACACGTGTAAGCTTTATAAACGATTCTGTTAATAACTGTTATATCGTCATTCATACGTAAACATTAAACCTTGTTTATTCTGATTACAAAGATTGTATGTCGTCGGTTATATCGTATTTAGTACTGATGATTTAATAAATAAACTTGTATCACGGGTAAGCTTTAAGGGGCGATTAACAAGTCCTTTATATCGTCCTTCATACGTAAACGTTAAACCGCATTAAGATCGATTACACTGTATGTCGCGTTTATATCGCGTGTTAAAGCGTAGCCATCCAAGTAGTACTACGAGTAGATTTATTGTTGATTTTGAAAGCGGCGTTTTTAAAACGTTCTAATTCTTGGTCTAGTAGTTCTGCTTTTCTATCGTTCATCTTCAAGTCCGTGTTTACCGCCATTTGTTCGACCCAGTATCCACAAGCCATACAAAGCGCATCTAAACGGTCGTCTTGAAGAAGAGCGCCTTTATCGCGTGTTAAACGCGTTAGTTGGTACATCAACATGTACCTTGATTGTTGCTCAATAGGATACGTCAGAGCGCTTTGATAATCGTCTTTTATGACCTTTGAATCGACTATTAATTTGTGTCTATTAAGTATCGGTTCAAGTGTGTCTACGATACGTTTTTCCTTTTGTATATGGTGTCTTACTTCGTTGATCGTAACGGGATGAATTGCGTTTATAATGGGCTTAAAGAGTTCGGTAAACATACCGTCTCCCATGTTTGACTCAATAATGATTTCGTTGACCTTGTATTGCTTTGCGATACGAGCGAGTTGATTCAAGACGTTTTCCCCGTACCCGCCTTTAATACCGTTACAAGCGTGAACAAACAGTTGACCGTTAAGCATCTTAACGACGCTATAAGCGGTTTCATCCTTACCACGACCCGCTGGGTCAATAGACATGACTGAACCTGTGTACTCGATTAGATCGCCGTTGGTGTCCAATGGACGAAAGTACTTATCGCCGTTAAAGCCGACATTCGGAAGTTCTTCGATTGTTTGTTGTGGACCAGCGGCATAGACATACTTTTCATACGCCAGGTCGTTGTCCAGTTCGGTGACGATTAAATCGTTGATCTTTAACGGGTAACGATCAGCGTCGCTTAATCGCGGGTTAAGCATGAATTGAAGAGCGTACCCGCTACGTCCGTAACTTAATCGTCTTTCTTCGAGATCAATATCGGTAAAGCGTAATGGTTCTGTCGTCTTACCGATGTTGTCTTCTGTGGTGTTATCGACGATAAAGGGCGATACAGCGCCGTTATAGACCGTTTGCACGTGATCCAAGGGTATGTACTCAGATTGCCACACACGGGCGTTATAACCGCGTTCACGAAGCTTAGAATAGATACTGTCTTCGCATTGGGGTGTACCTAGAAAGATGATACGACTACTATCGAGTGGTTTAACAATCGCTTCAAACTCTTTGACTTGTTCATCGAGCTTATCGCGCATTCCTTGGGTAGCGCTGTTGTTAGGTACTTCGATGTCATCAGCAACGATTATGTCAGCACGTGACCCTGTAAGCTGGGACGTGATACCAAGCGACTTGACCGAAGGCGCGTGTGAAGCGGGTGCTAACCCGACGTCAAAGCTTATCTTACTGAACCGTTGACCATCACGCGGTTTAAGACCTTGTAACACGGGAATGTCGTTGATGATCTTCAAGGTAAACGTTGAGAAGTCGTCGGATCGCGATTTAGACGCCGACACAACAAGTATGTTCTTGGTAGGGTCTAGTAGTAGTTGATGTACGACATATGCACTACAAATCCACGATTTACCGACGCCTCGAAACGCCATGATGACGGAACGTTTTGGACCGCCTTGGATGAAGTTAGCGATGTCGTATTGGAGAGGCGTTGGATCGGGAAGACCCAAATGTTTCCAAACGACGAATAAGAAGTTACGAAAGTCCCGAAGTTCGTTTATTGATGTCGACATCAGTATTTTACTTTTTCTCCACCAATAAAATAATTAGGGTGTGTTTTTAATTCTTCAGCAATATCTAATCTAGGAACACTAATATACTCATTAAAATAAAACTCATAAGCATCGTAGTCGTTGTTGTGCATGGCTTTTCTAATTTCGTTAAGATAAATTAATTCAAGTTCTTTATTTTCCCTGTCCTCCGATAGTAATTTTAAAATACTTTTGTTTTGCCAGATTTGAAACTCATCTTTAGATGTGCATCCAGTACACAATAACAACAATATTAACCATTTCATTTTGCTTGTCTTATCGCTTCCTTGTCGGAGTCATCGTCGTCAAACGGTAGGACTTCTGCAAGCTTACCCAGAGGCGATCCTTGCTCGCTTAGGCTGACAACATCGTTGTCTTTAAGTAGCTGTCTAGCGCCGTTTAAAAGCGCCGCATTGTACTCAGCCGCACCGACCTTCATCTCTTGTATAGCTTGGGAGTAGGTGTCAGCGATGAGTACCTGTAGGTTTTCTAATTGTTCTCGTTTCTTCATGCGTTTTTTGTTTTAGAAGGACTCCACTTTGTTTTGTTAGCCCACCAAGCCGCAGACATACGTCCCCTTGCAATGTTTCGCCTGTGCCTATTTTTAAAACGTTCTCGCTGTTCTTTTGATTGATTTGTCTTAGCACCTTGCTCTCCAAACCTTATAAGTTTTGTTTTAGAGCCTTCCTTAGCTACTACTACGTGTGACTTAGTTGGATGATTTGGAGTTCTTTTTGCTTTATTATAACCCGATACTCCCGCACGTTTTAGCTTTAAATCTTCTCTTCTCATTTCTTAGGAAAGCCTTTCTTCATATTACCATAGGCTTTAGGCGATACAGTTGATTTGCTTTTAGGGCGACTTATACCGAGCTTACGTCGTCGGTTAATGTTTGCGTATAAACCTTTTTTCTTTTTCATTTTTTCATCATCATCTCCATGAGACGATCTAATTTACTGTTAATTTCTTTTACTGTTGATTCGAGTCCACTCATGCGATTTTCAACCGCTGTGTCGCGTTCTCTTTGCGTTGCTAGTTCGACTTCAATCCTCGTTAAACGTTCTTCGTCTTTGTCGAGTCGGTCTGCAAACTTCTTGAATACCCAACCGAACACGCCGATAGCAATTGCAAGCGCTGTGTCAAGAAAGTGTGATATTTGTTCGGTCATTGTATTAGGCGGATATTTCGGTTATCGTTAAAGTGGTAGCTCCAACGCCTCCCAATGTTTGACTTCCACCGTTACCGTTAATTGTAACTGTTCCAGAACCTTGTATACCAATGCGTATTTTAAACGTCGTTGCAGAAGCTGTACCCGCAGTCATGTAGTGACTAAACGGTAATGCACACGCTCCACCCGCCGCGGGACAGTAGTTAGCAGTCGCCGCAATTGCATTTGCAGTTGAGTCTTGAAACAACGCTCCAGCGATCCAAGTAGCGGCTGAACCGCCAGTTATCGTACTGAACTCGATAAGTAGTTTATTAGATGCGTTAGCGGGCGTTATAGCGGCTGTAAGTATTTCATCTCCTTCGGTGTTCTGTGGGATTGTATTGTCGTTTGGCATCGCGGTAGTCCCTGTCAGTACTGTGCCTATAGATGCGTTTACAACTTGTAATACTTTACCCGCGCTAACGTTCGTTAAAGCTGATCCGTCAACTGCGGGTAACTTCGCGCTACCGTCGAGTTGTACGACGTTGTTAGCCGCTGTACCTACGTTTAAGGGTGCTGACGTTCCAATCGAGGAAGAAGTTAAGTAGGTAGAACCAGTATCTAAGTCGCCGATCATGCGAGAATGAGTAGTCGTAATTGCCATATATAAGTTGGTTAGAGATTAATTTTTAAAGTCATACTGACAAATTCAATTAAATAGATACTAAAGCATTAGTTAGACTAAGCTTCCTGAAATAATTCAAACCGCCTGACTCGTTTACATACTGCCAGGCATGTTCGCCATTTTGTTCGTTGTTATTGAAACCTGTAGATGTGCTGTAAATTTCAAATCTTCTAGGCATAACAGCGAAAGAAGGCATTACGGGAGCAGATATAGCGACATTGTATATATTATTACTAGCTGTGGCTGAAGTTGTTTGTTCTCTGTTGTGCTTCATTGATTGCGCGTTTGACGTCGAATTAGTAAGTCCTACAACATAATCTACATTACTCGCTTCATTATCGTGTATTAAATTACATTCTGAACCGTTGTCTACATTAATAGCATAAGTGCAACTACTTCCTCCTGTGTAATACAACCTGTTACCTTTGATAGTATTGTAATGTGTAACAGAACTGCTATCACCTGTTCCAGTAATTTTAATTATAGATGAGGTAGATACGCTTTCTATCGTGTTATTACAAATATCGTTGTAACTAGAACTCGCTAGTAAGCTTACAGAAAACACATTGGTCAATATATTGTTTGAAAACTTTGAGTATTTCATAGTTCCGAATAAGGCAAAATCTTCATTATTTGAATCGTTAACAATAATATTATTTTGTATATTGCACCACTTACCGCCGTTGAGATATATCGCACCTGTTTGATTTGCAAGCGCCGAAGGCGTGAGAGTAGTATTAAAAAATTTATTACCAACAATAGTAGTTAAAGTAGAATTAACAAACCTCAAACCCGATGTGTCTAAGTTCTGAAAGGTGTTGTTAGATATAACATTCATTGTGCTACCTAACTCACTTCTAACACCTACACTATAACCATTTACATTATTACCATCAATTACACAGTTATGCACTCTGGCGTCCATTTGAATAGCACTTATGATACCGACACCTTCCGTATTACGAGCGCCATCGAAGTTGTTGTTGCTTACGGTTATATTGTAGTTGTGTGCTTCGAGAAATACAGAAGCGTCTCCAGTTGTTTGATTCTTAAAAGAATTACCTTGAATTACAGAATTTGCACAAGCCTGTCGTAAAAACACCGCTAAATTTTTAGCCCCTATGAATTTATTATTCTTTATGTCACAAGCCCCAAAGTTCTTATATATACCTCCCGATAAACCGTTTAGATTAAAAGTACAGTCTGATACCTCAAAATCAAAAACGTAAGACACGTTAAAGAAAGCATCTTCTGTGCTGGTAAATGTACCGCTAAGATTTTCAAATGCTAAATCCTCAATAGAAACGTTTTCAACATACTGATTAATCTTAAAAGCACCTCCAGCTCCTGTAGTAGGAAAGAATATAATAGCCGCTGAATCTAAACGCACTTGATCACTACCTAACTTCTCAAGCACTTTAAAAGTCTGAGTCATGTAAATCCATTGATCTATATTGTGATAATCACTACTAGATGCTGGCGAAAAATTGTTTGTTATAAAGTCACCTGTTATAGAAGTATTGTCAGTTACATAGATGTAATCACCTACTGATAAACTGGAGTAACCTGAGCTATCCAAACTTAATACTGTAGTACCTTTAGCTAAATCTGCGGTGGTTGTTAATGCGGTGTAATCCGTGGCTTTACCTATTATACGATTACCGCCGTCATCTCTTACTATCTTAGAACTTTTCTCACCGAATAATTTAATATTAGAAGCTAGGTTAATTGAAGACCCTATTTTATACGAACCGCTTGGAAAGAATATATTACCTCCAGCATTGATAGCGTTTTGAATCGCTGTTGAGTCGTCTGTACTTCCGTCTCCTGTAGCGCCATAGTCCTTAACATTCACGACATCAGCAAATCGAGAGGCAAGCGTTCTTGACGTCGTTGAACCCGTCGACGTAGCGCTTTGTAAATCGTTAGTCCAGTTAGCTAAGGTCTTGGTCGTCGATGTACCCGATTGGGTAACTGTTGCATCGCTCGCTGAAGACGTCGTTCCAATCGGCACTACAACGATGCTTGCACTTGTTGGGGGTGCGCTTGTAAATATAATCTTATTCGTTGTGGTATTTACGCTGTAAGCAGTTGTAGGCGTTTGAACAACGCCATCAATCGTTACAAGATACGCTTCAGCCGTTGTAGTTTGTGAAGTAAACGAAAGTGTAAATTCGGTGTTACTGTTATCACCTGTGTGCGTTGACTTATCAAATCCGTTTAAATTAGACGAAGCTAACGCTACTCTATCGTCGATGTAAATCTTATTAACAGCGTCTGTACTAAGCGTTGGAGTCGCAAGATTAACGATCTTATTGTTATTAGCGTTAAAGTCCGTTCCACCGCCTACGGTTTGCATACTGTCGTTATTACCTTCAGCCGCTTCTTCGTTTAAATAACGATTGTGTTGATAAGCTTTATCGAGGTCAGCTTCGTTTAAAACCGATCCATTGACGAAATTAACGAGGTCAGTACCGAAGTCACTAACGCGTTTAACACGTACCAACTGACCCGCTGTAGCGCCGCTTGTAAGTACAACCTTTTTAGAAGGCGATGTAACGATGGTGTAGTCAGTCGTTAAAGTTTTATCTATTCCGTCAATCTCTACAACGACGTGTGAATCTTCGAGATAATTAAAGTTAAAAGCGAAATCTGTCTGCGCGGCAGTTGCGGTGTAGTCGACGTATGTATTAGCCATGATGATTTATAATTCTTTATATGTTATTGGTTAAGTAATGGACGAAGGGAAGGCGATACCATATCAGACGGTAGTTCTTCCCCTTCTATTTGCTTTTGCTGTAATTCGCCTTGATACTCATATTGATCTAAGAGTTCGGGGTATTCATCAATAAGTTCCCCAAATGCTTGTTCTCTATATTGATACAACACGTTATTAATTGTTTCTTTTTGTAAATCCCGTAAAGGCGAACCAGAACGTACTCTAGACATCTGTTGAAAGTCTGGGTTTTCATACGCTTCAATTACAGCGTCTTTAACGTCAGATTGCGAGTATATTTGTTTCCAACGATCATAAAGCGACTGCTTAGTCCCTGGAACTTTAATATCTTTTAAGTCTAATCCTGGAATCTTTTTATCCGAAGGAGGAAAGTCATAACGCCCTTGTATCTCGTTTATAATCTGAGACGCTTTATCGGTCGTTGTTTCGGTAATAGCCAACGGACTAATTGAGTTTACTTGACGCTGTAGCGAACTACCCGCTGATTTTACGACCTGTCCAAACGCATCTCTTTTAGGATCAAGCGTTTCTGCAAATCCAGGAAGACGATTTAACAACGCTTCAAACGGTCCGTTTACTTCGCGCATAACTGGATCATTACTACGATTAACAGCGTTTAAAACGGCTGGTGTATTTCCTCGTGCTAGTTCTTCAAGAAATGAATTGAACCAATCAGCGTCATCAGCGCTTGCTTGACCGCTTGTCATCGCCTGTAACGCGCTTCCTACAGTTTCTAAATAACTCTTCTGTCCAACAGCGTTTGTCATGGCAAGCATGGCGGTAGTTGCTATATTGGCTAAGGTCTCTTCGGGTAGCTCGTTATCTTCGCTTAATCTTAATAAGTCAGCAGATAAACCTGTAATTGTAGCTAACGGGTCAGCGCGTTGGAGACTAACGTATGTATCTCCAGGTTGATCGCCTTGGCTGTCTCCTGTTTTCCACATACGTTGAGCGGCGGTTATGTTGATAGAGTTAGCTTTCCAACCTGTGTTCTTTTTGTTCTGTAGTTCTTTGTAATCTTGCGGACCACTTCCTGTTATAATCTGTTGATCGGCTAAATATAAAGCACTCGACCAAAGACCAGCACCTACCAATTGCCTTCCTCGTGCTTGAGCGCGTATTAACGGATTATCGCTGTTAAATTCAGCTTTACTACGCGCCCACAGTTTACCAATTACAGGCGTCTGGGCAAATAAACTTGCTGAACCACCAGCTTCTTTAAAGATGTTAACAGGTGTCTTAATAAACGGCATGATGTACTGCACAACAAAACTGTCGTTACGAGCGTCTTGTACACGTGAACCCATACTTTCAAACAATCCATACTCTTTACTCAAGTCTTGTTGAAATGTAATGCGGTCGCCAAAGTCACGAAGATACTCCATCTCGCTTGAAAGTTTATTATTCCAGTTATCGCTTGTATATTGTTTGACAAATTCAACTGCTTCATCGCCTTCTAAACCTTGTTCACGTGCCTGAGTAACAGCTTCCATGTTAACGTCGTCTTTTGTTTTATAGCGTTGACCATCAACAAAATAGCGTGACATTTTACCTTCGATGTATTCATCAAGCTTACCTACAGGAGCGTTACCAGACTTAATAAGTTGATTATATTCTTCAGTTAGTAGCGACTTAACTTGCGCTTTTGCAAATAAGTGACGATAAAACTCATCTTGAAAAACAAGACCTTTAGGACCAAACGCTACAAGCTCACCGAAGTTTTCTATCGACTCACCTAAAGCGCCTTTGATGCCTGTTTCTTCCATCGACAAAGCTTTACCGCCTATCTTCTCGTAATGAGAGTTTAAAGCCATTTGACCTTTAGAGTTCTTAGCCGCAACTTTCGCCGCGTTATAAGCGTCAGGTAATGAAAACAATAAATTCTTTGCCGTGTTTACAGCCATTCTTGTTGCTTGTAAGTTACCTGTCAATAAACCGCCTATAGCTTGGTTAGATAACGAGTATAAACTCATCAAACTATTACCCATAAAAGCCGCGCCTTGGGTCGTTGGAGCGCTTAACATCATGTCGTAACGCAATTCAACGTAAGCTTCTTTGATCTTTTCAAACGGACCTTTACGACTTATCTCTAATAAGCGACCAAGTTTAGCTGGGTCACGAACAAGTCTAAGTTCATTCATAAAACCACGAAGCGCTTTAAGACCTCCAAGTTTTTCTAATTGTTCTTTTAGTTGTTCGGGTTTTAAATCTTTCGAGTATTTAGTAAGTTCTCCTGTAAGTTCTTTTTCAACCTTCTTAGATTGTTTTTCCATTGTACTTACAACAGCGGCGATTTGATCGCGAAATACCTTACGGCTCTGTAACAACTTACCAGCAGAACTTCCTATCGTACCTGACGCTTCAGCAAACTCACCAAGTCGATCTAAGTCCGCCATTAAATCGTTTATGACTTTTGGATCGTCAAAGTTCAAACCGCTTGCCATCTTTTTATTCCAATCTTTAAACGCGTGGAAAGTCATAGAATCAGCAACGACAGTTTTAAATATTATATCTTCTGATTCTTTTGCGATCTGCTTCGAGTAATCTAACGGATCAACTGACGGGTCGAGTTGACTACGCAGTTTAGCCGCTTGTTCAATTAAAGATTTTTTATCGGTCTTAATACGACGTTTCTTAAAACCTTGTTCAACTTGTTCTAAGACAGCCGCCATCGAACGTTGTATATCTTCAGCGTCAGTAAACGCTCCAATGTTAACAGGTAGAATGTCGGTCTTACCGTCGATAAAAGCAGTTAAGTCATCGTCGCTCATATTCATGCGATCAAGCGCTTCGATCTTCTGTTCGTCGGTAAGTTTAGAAGGCGCTTTAGGGGCGGTTACTTCGGGTTGTTCGACGGTAGGTTCTGGCGCTTTAGGCGCGTCGGGTTTATTCCGCTTTTCCCAGAATTGTTTTATCTCTGGAGATTGTTTTATATCTGAAGGTTGTAATTTTTTTCCTGTAACCTCTTCGATGTAATCATACAATTTAGAGGCTAACCCCTTACGCCTAAATTCCTCGTTTATTCGTACGTTCTCTATAAAAATATTTCCTTTATCCGTAGAGTTTATTTCGGCTTTTCCTATTTCTTTACCTTCAAATTCAATGACGAACCTTTTATCGTTGTTTGTTTTTAGGTTTAAAAATTCAAACGTTTCACCGCCTATTTCTAAAGTTCTAAAATCGTTTATTAACTCGCTTGAATCTGGGTCTATTTCTTGTGTCTTAAAAGTTACACCGTCAACGGCTTCGTCTCCTTCGGGCTTTAACACCGTGTCTTCGCCGACCTTCGGTTGTTCTTGGTTAGACTTTTGGAAGTCGTCAAACTGTTTTAAAATCTTATCTTTTTCTTCTTGTGCCTTTGCTCTTAAACTTTCGATGTATTCTTTATCGGTTTTCGATACGACGGTTAATTGTTCGGTTAAGTCTGCCTTTTCTTTCAGTAAAAGCTTACCCATCTCTCCGTCTTTTAGCTCTGGACTTCTTTTAAACAAGTTATCAATTCTTGTAATACGTTCAGCTACAGCGCCTTCCATACGTTGTTGTATCTTCTGTGCATCGCTTGTAGACACGCCCATACGATTAATCATACTTGACGCTTCAATACGTCCTAATCCAGAGCCTATACTACCGCCTACTACGCTTCCAAAACCTATTTCAAAAGGACTCAAGTTTTCTCTACTTCCTTCCATCATTTCTAACGACTGACGGAATAAAGCTTCACCACCACCCATTACAGCGCCTTCAGTGCCTCTTGCGGCTACTGTTCCTAACTTACCTAACTTGGCGACTTTAGCGGCGCTAAAACCTGGAATAGCAGAGAACGCTCCCGCCGCCGCACCTTCGGGTACGTTGTAGTCAGCTTTTGGGTCTCTTATTTTTTGAGCGCCGTAGTTTGAACCTAATCCACTTGCTAATTGAATACCTATATAACCAGCGACACCAAAAGGTCCAGCGGCTAATAGAGGAGAAGCGGCAATACCCGTCGTCATAGGCGCGCCTACTTCGAGAGCCATCGCGCTTCCTTCGCGCCAAAGGTTTGATGCTTCTTCCGTTTCGGGATCAACATAAGGTTTTTCGTTACGTGGCTGAGTGGAAGTACTGTCAGCGTCTTGAAACTCAGGCAAGCTATCAAAAAATAATTTATCAGACATAATTAAAGTTGTTTATTTTATATACTCGTTAATAAAATCTACGTACGACATATGCAGTTGTTTTTCTATATAATCGTTAATGAAAGCTAGTCGTCCTTTTTCGTCTTTTTCATCGAACCCCATCTTAGTTAATATATTAGGAATTGTTTCTGTGTCGTCCCCTTTTAGGTACTTCTGCCAATCCTTACTAGTTAAACCGATATTAAAATTACCTGTTTTTAAACGCTCTTTTACACGCTCTTCAATTTTAAGTTCTAAACTGCTGTAGACGTCACCCACTCCTTCGTCTATTTTCTTGTATAATTCATCGGGTGTAATGTTAGGGAACTGACTTATGCGATCTCTGTAGCGTCGTAACTCATTACTCCATATTGATTTAATATCAGCGCTTAACACTTGTAGTGCTTGCGGCGCAACGTTATTACTTTTAGGAAGTCCAAGCAGTTCTTTAACGTAGTTCGTGTCTTTATTAGTAATAGGAATACTACCTTTAATCGTCGTGTTACTAAAATCTGTTTCAATTATATCCGTGTAATCACGCACAGCGAATCGAGACATAACATTCTTTTGAAAGTCGGTTTCGTTACCGTTAGCTTTTAATAGTTCTTTATAATCAGTAAGTGACAACTCGTCTTTATAACTTTCTAGATTGTCGCTTACATCAAGACCTAATTCTAATTGTTTACGAATCTCCGCATACACATCGGGGTTAGTGACAACATTAGCTTCGCTTTCTCTGTTATATGCTTTATTCGCTTCTTCTCGCATCTGTGCAATTAAGCGTTCTGCGTCTGAAGGTTTAACGTTATTCTCGGTAAAGGTTGTACGAACACGTGTTGACCAGTCGTTTAAAAACGCATCTGTTATTGGTTCATCGTTATTTAAACGCTGTTGGAACTCAGCTTCAAAAGGTTCTGATACGTTTGTTTTATTCGTGTTATAACTCGTAATAGCCAAGTTAGTGAAATATTGACCGTTAGATAATATACTGCGTTCAAGCTCATCTAAACTGTTTAAGATTTCCGTGTTAGCAAACTTTGCTCCCTTATCGTTAATCTTCCACTTCTTTAATTCCATGACCTTTTTCATCGCACCAGCCGTGTTACCTTGTTCAACCATATCCGTAATAGCGGGCTTAAATAAGTTATCAAGGGCGTACTTACGACTACCTTTAAAAGAACCAGCACCGTCGTCTATCCACTCTTTAAACACAGGGTCGTTAATGTCGAATTGATTACGCGTCCAAGCGCTTACTTCGTCGCTTATAGAACCTAACCAATCCGTCTTACCTTGGGCGATTGCCATGTCTTGCTCACGCCTTGTAACGGTACTTATGAACTCGTTTGAAATCGAATCAAGCAACGGTTTAACTGATTCACGAGCGTAGGCGCTGTCTATACTATCGTAAAAACCTTTGACCGCATCTTGTGCGTACCCTACTGGATCGTCTGATTGTAAAGCTTCTGGGTTAGTTAATAACTGACGTCTAAATTCTTTAGCTTGTGACTTACTACTTGCCGCCTTGATACCTAATAGAAAGTCAGGGTTCGAGCGTTCGTCTATTACGCCTTTTTCTGCAAGACTACGAAGTTGTTGTTTAGTTTTATTTCTCCGTGCCTCTAACGACGCTAACGCTTTTGTCGAATCTTCTGCGAAGAACTGTTCACCTTTAGCGCGTTGTTCTTCCCCTTCTATTCTTTTTATTTTTGTAAAAGCGCCATAATCACGTAACATCGGATTAACCATTTCCAACGACCTAGCAAGCTGTAACATCTTATTATCACCCGCCTGTTGAACGGCTACATTATAGTTACCACCGCTTTGTATCGTCGCTTGAAGCCTTGGGGCGTCTGCTAAGTCTCGAACCTGTACTCTTTGTTTAGTAGCCATAGTTAGGATACTTTAGGGGTTTTAGGGGTTCGACTTAATTCAAGTTCTCGTCCAAGACCATACCCACTTGCAAACCCGCTCAAGCCGCTACTAGCTACTCTTAAACCGCCTTCAAGGAAACCAGGTTTACTGACGATTCGATTAATGCCGATTTGATTGTTAACGGTACGAAATCCAGCGTCCGTCAAAGCAAGTCCTGTTTGTACGTCTCTCATCTCTTGTTGACGAGTTAGACCCATGTTATACGCAAGTGATTGGTTTTCATAATCCTGTAATAACGCATCAACGGAAAGTCCTGACACACCCGCTTCACCAGCGCTTACCTGTGCGGTAGACACGGCTTCACGTGCTTTCTTAGACATCTCGTTTATCTCGCGATTAGTCGCTTCCTTTTCTTGTCCTTGGCGCATCCTTATCGAACGTTGTTCTTGTAAGGCGCGTTGTTGCTCGGCAATAGAAGCTTGTCTTTGGTATGCCGACTGAGCTTTCGCTTGTTGACGTTGTCCTACGAAAGAAGCTCCCGCTGAAGTCGCGCCTACAGCTAAACTTGCTATACCTAAAGATACTGGATCACACATGATAATTAAGAATTGTTATTTTTGTATATATAAAATTGTTTGTAACCGTCGATGTCAACGTCGGTAAAGGTCGCCCCTAACCACGTTAACCAACGGACTGAAAGTTCATTTGATTCCATGACATAGTTTGTCAATACGTTATAATCGCCCATAAGTCGTTCTATCCACTCCTTTGAATGTTTAATAAAAGTCTTTTTAATAAGGTGCATACGGTGAGTACCAAGTAACCAGATTACACCGACGTTCGGTTGTCTGATCGCTGGACACACGCCAAAGCTACCAACCATGCGCATATCAAGTGTAGTCACTGTCCACGCTTCTTCTGATATTTTATAACTTTCTTGAAGCGCGATACGAGGATGTTGACCTAGACCTATTATTTCTAACATGTCTTGGGTGCGCATATCTTCGTATAAAGGCAACCAATCAAACTCCCCATTGGCGGGATCAATTCGACAGTCGTTATAAATGTACTCAACTGTATCGTTTTGATTGTGCATGTATAAAGCTTTCAAATTCAGCGGCTAATAGTTTCATCGGTAATGCTGAACTTGATTTAATCTTGATTGTAACGTCATCGTGTTTACATTGAATAGGAAAGCGAAATGATCCGCTGTCAAGCACGAGTGAACCTATCACCGCATCAGCACCCAATGTAGACGGGTTAAAAGCGTATGAATATGTATCCCTGTATTGCGGGGTAACTTCGATTGTAAAGTGTCCTGTAGCGTCGTAATCAACCGCTCCACGACGTAGTACTTGATGAGTAAAGTTAGAAGACGCTCGTCCTCCACGTTCTGTAGGTTGCTTTAAAGTCTGCGTTGAGAATGTGTAAAGAGATTCGTATTCAAGACCGACAAAGAACGATGTGGACGAGTAGTCGCCTTCAATCGTAAACTCTGTTGGCGAAAGCGAAGCGTCCTCGGCGTCCGTTGTCAGTGGCAAACGCAATCCATCGGCTGTATAAACAACTGCACCAACTGGATCGTAAGGCATCGTTGATACAGTCGTCTTCTTGTTAGCAGCGCTGTAAGACTTTGTAAGCGAAGAACTTGCAACACGTCTATCAAGATGTATAGCGTAGTTTTTACCTGTGTCTTTATGTCCCGCTTCCATCGCCATCTTTTCGAGGTGACCATCGGTTGTAACGACAAATAAATCGCTGTCTATAAACCCGCTTCCAACGATGTCTTTCGCGAACTCAAAACGCATCCAAGCAGATTGTATCTTTTCACGGTTCTGCCAGAAGTAACGATACACATATAAGTGCTTTAAGTTGTCCGTAGTAGACGCGACTATAACGTCCTCACTAGGTGTACCTATAAGCTGTCTTAAAGACGATGGAACATAAGTAGGTACTTGAGAAGTGATTTCAGAAGCATCAAATATATCTGTATCCTTATCGACATAGAACTCGTATAGACCTTCGTATCTATCGCGTGGAAAGCTGAAGTAAACGTAGTTAGTAAGCGCCAACGGCTTAACGTCGCTTGTCACGTTGTACTCGGTTATAGGCGAGATGTTAACGGTTTTAGCTGTAAGTAAATCTGCTCCTCTTAATACGAACTGTGATTGAGGACTGAACAACACAAGCTTTTCTTGAAAAGGTACAGCGTGTTTAAGCGTCGATACCTTGGTATGAGCAACTCCAACATCGATGGGAGCGCCGTCTAAAAGCGTCAACACAGTCGTCCTGAAAAAGTTAAAATATTCATCGGCTTCGGAAAAGATGACAGAGCCGTCAGTTAACAGTCCAAGTCGATTCTTAAAGAAGAAGATGTCATTGATTGTCTTACCAACAAAAGACGGATTAGGGTTCGTTTCAGCGTCGCCTACAAGTCGATTAGTCCACGTCGCTACATCCACAGCATACGAAGTAATTGTACTTCCTGTAAAAGTAGGAACGATCTGGATCGGTAAAGTCGTGTTATCAAGCGTCGTTTGAACGCCGTACCCAACGTCTTCCACCCAAGTTCCTTCGCCGAATGTAGCACCGTCTTTAGTCTCAAACTTAACGTAGTAATCGTCTTGGACAAGTTCCACATCGCCTTTGACTTTTACTCGCTGTCCGTTAAAGCATTTGATAGGAAGATCAGTAATCGCTGATACCGATTTATACACGAGTCCTAGACCTGTGTTTGAAAGCGAGTCGTCGACGGTGATGTTTAAGTCGCTCGACATGACAATCTTAACAACTGACCCGTTAGCAGTAGCGGATGAAACGCCAGTTAGACCCGCTATACCAGTTGCTAACGCCGTGGCTATCCCCGAAGAACTATGAGCGGTAGCTGTATGCGTGAAAGGGTT